GATTCAGGCATCCAGTGCATTTGATTTTGTAATACATAGTAATCAAACATCCATGGGTTATCAAATGGTTTATAGTAATCTCTAGTGCTAAGTAAGCTCATAATTATTCCCTCCTCATGGTTTAAGAAATTCTGGTTTGTCGAAAAATATTAGCATTGTAATGAAAGGCAACAAGCCTATGCCAATTACAAAAATAGACGGAACTATCACTGCCCATAGCAAAGGCTTTTTTGCCATGAAATCTAAGTCTTTATTATTCATACCTTTCTTTTTATCTTCTTCAGTATACTCTGGATAAGATAAAGAGTCTTCAAATCTTTTTACGTGCTTTGGTTTCATATTATCCTTCACAAGCTATACAATCCACTTCATCTAATTTTATTCGTGGAACTTTTATGTTAACATTCTCTGCTGCTCTAGCTGCATCAGACCTAAAGTAGTACAGTGATTTTAATTTATGCATACCGTACCAATGCACATCATTTACATACTGCATGTATTCATCATGGGCATTCTGTTCTTCAGTTGCTTTAGGCAACACAAAGAATAGATTTATTGATTGACTCTGGCAAATAAACTCTTGTCTTTTATGAGCATGTTCAATAATCCATATTTGATTCAACTCATTTGCAGTTTTAAATAATTCTTTTTCAGTATCATCTAACATAGAAAGATGTTGTACTGAGCCATTGTTACCTGCAATATCTTTCCAAACGTTGTCAAGTTCTTCTCCTTTTAATCCTTTACTTCTTAAAACTTTTTCCAAGTATTTATTTTTTACTTGATAACTGCCTGATAAAGTTTTATGAGTAAAGACATTTGCCCTATAAGGTTCTACTGAGGGAGACGTGCCAGAACATATAATGCTGCTACTAGCGTTAGGAGCAACGGCAAGGAGATGAGCATTACGCATCCCAGAACCAGATACATCAGGTGCTTCACCACGAATATCAGCAAGTTCCTGACTAGCTTTAGTAGCTTTATTTTTAATGTGTTTAAACGCTTGGTAATTAAAGCCGGTAGCTTGGATGCCTCCAAACGGAATTTTATTTGATTGTAGATAGGCATGAAAACCCATTGCACCCAAACCCAAGGAACGCTCTCTGTAAGCTGAGTAAGCAGCTTTTGTAAATCCTTCTTTACCATCTTTAACATATCCTTTAAATCTTTTATAGTTAGCATTATACTCTCCAAGTTGTGATGTGTCAATAGCGTTCTCAATAAAGTGCTGAAGAACATTATCTAACATAGTTATTAAATCTTTTATAAAGTAATCATCCTTAGACCATTCATCATAATGTTCTAGGTTAACACTAGATAAACAACATACTGCCGTTCTTTCTTCATTAGTGGGTAAGGTTATCTCTGAACATAGATTACTTTGTTTTATTTCTAAGCCTAAATCTTTCTGTCCTTGTGGTAAAGCATCGTTACAGTTATCTATATTTATCATGTAAGGCTCACCAGTTTCTGCTCTAGCGTAGATAATCTGCCACCATAGTTCTCTAGCATTTATAGTTTTAACTGCCTCATTTGTTTTAGGGTCTATTAATCTCCAGTCTGCATCATCTCTAACAGCTTTAAGAAAATCATTAGTTATGTTAATACCGTTGTGTAAGTTTAAACACTTTCTATTTATATCTCCACCAGATTCTTTTCTCATGTTTATAAACTCTTCAATCTCTGGATGAGATATATCCATGTAAGCAGCATAGCTACCACGTCTAGTTACACCTTGATTAAAGGCTAACATCTGAGAATCAACTACATGGATGAATGGAATACTTCCAGTAGAACGACTCCCGCTAGAAGTAGAAATACCATTACTCCTAATATCTCCCCAGTATCCACCAATTCCACCACCTGAACTAGCCAACCAAATATTTTCGTCATAGTGAGAAGATAAACCGTCACGACTATCGGGAACATAATTAAGAAAACAGCTAATGGGAAGACCACGAGTTGTTCCCCCGTTACTAAGTATAGGAGTGCTAAACATGAACCAACAATCGGAACTGTAGTTATACAGTCTTTGAGCCATTTCATAATCTGTAACACCCTTGAAAGTGGCAGCAAATACTGCAGCCCTAGCAAAAGCTTCTTGTGCATGTGTTTCTTCCTCCCAAAAATATCTATCTTTTAATGTATCTAAACTAAACTTGTCTAGCTTTTTTTCTTTTTCGTAATTTATCTCAATACCTAAATAAGGTTTTTGTCCTACTTTATCTTCTACCATAATTCTTATCTGTAATATTCTATTTTATCTAGTAATTCTAATAGTTTTTTTTCATACCATTCTGCTTTTTTTAAATCTTCAGTACCGTTTTTATACCTAAATCGCCAACGATACTTTAAAGAATTACCTCGTAAATATCCTATAAATTCTTCTGAGGTTAACATAGAGTCAATAGCATCAATACATTCAATCTCTCCTGTGTTATAATGTGTAGGATTATTTATCATATCTCTTTCTTTTTCTAGTTCTATATCTCTTTCTTGCTCCATTATTATATCGTTAATTGTTTTATGTTTGCTCATTTAATATCTCCTCTAAAGTAGCATTTGGATTTTCTTTTACTTTTTTATAAAACCATCTAAGAGTATATGCACTAACCATAAATTTATTATTAGCAAATATATGTGTTTCTTCTGGTAAGAACTCATGTAGATTTTTTTTAGTAATCTTAGTTGCATCTTCTCCGTCAGGAGTCATAGACCTAATCCATCTAATCAACAACTGCGTTGCACGTTTACGAAGTCTTTTTGCTTTTCTGCCATTCATTTGTAACCTCTATAACTTTCGGTGGTCTTGGTGTTTGTGTAAGATAACTATACCCTCTTGAATATTTAAATACCCTTAGCCCTAATCCATCGTTAGCATCTGAATAACATTCAAACTTATGTCTGCAATATACACATTCTTTAGGAAGTTTCATATTGCCAGAGCTGCCTTCTGGTTCTGGATTATAACATCTTTGAGGTGGTTTGTCAAGCTTTATTGCTTTCTTAACATCTCTTATTTTCTTTTTAATATTAGGCTTGTCAAACTCAGAAGGTCTAAATAAAGCTAACTCTCCAGTCTCTTTATTCATAGCTAGAAAGCCACCTTTTTTTGTACCTTCAGCTTCTTCATAACCTGCAAGTTGTGGAAGGTAGCCGAAGGTATCTTGCTCTGCTAACGTACCGTCTTTAAATTTCTTAAAAGCAAATCCTGAAGCAGTCTTAATATCTACTACTTCTCCGTCTATAGTACAATCCATGTGTCCTTTAATACCGGATACAGATACTTCTTTCTGTTCATTACCTACTTTATGTCCAGAAATTTTTACTAAGAATAATAATACTTCTTCTAATAAATGTCCATATAAAAACTTAATAAATACAGGAGCAGGTAAAGACTCAGTAGACTCATTCTCTGATTTTAAATCATACCATAACTGTCTAGTAGGTTTACCAATATTAGACATTCTTAACATATCTGAACTTCTTGGCGAAGGATTAGCCCAATGATGTAGCACTTCTTTAATTCTTTCTCCTAGAGCATCTATGTCTTCAGCACTAGCATCAAGAGGCTTCCCCTCTCCTAAAACAGAAAGCTTAGAATAAATATCCTCTATTAAGGTATCTAAATTTTTCATATTGTTTCGATTATATTCTTAGCATCTTGTTTGCTAATTTTAAACCATTCTCCTTTTTTCTGCTCAGAGTTTTTCTTTAGTAGTTTATGTGCTTTTTTCTCAGCATCTTTTCTATCATTAAAGAATCTACTATAATGTAATTTATAATCTCTGAAAGGACTAGATGTTTGATATTGTTTGCATCTATCTTTAGCATCAATAGCCATACCAACTTTTATCCAACCTTGCCAAGATGGATTACTTATAATATATATGTCTCCACTTTCTTCTTTGTTGTATAACATCTTAGCAATCTTACTGATAGCTTGTGGTTTCTTTATCTTACCAAAAACTAATTTAGTTAAGTTGCCTCCTTGCTGTAAGTATCCTTCGATAGTTCTAAACTTTCTTTTATAAAATACTAAACCATCCTCATTAAGATGATGATTGATACCTCTCTTTCTCCAAGTAGTTCCATCATACATTTTTCCATCTGCTCTGATGTCTCCGTTCTTAGGTTTTATATTAATGTGTTTCACTCCAGTTGTCTCCTACTTTGTATTCGCCATCTAAAGGACAGCGAAGATTAAAATATTCTCCTGCTTCTATTATAGCTTCGACTGCACGAAGTCCTACAAAGTCTGCTTGAGATTCCCTCACTTCAACTTGCCATTCGTCATGTATATTCGCAACGAACTTATAGTCAATAGTATTTAATTTTAGTTTATTATCTAATAAAGATAATGCTTTCTTCATAACAATAGCACCTGCTCCTTGTAATAAAGTATTTAAAGCAGCATGATTATTTCTAATGTAAAGCTTTCTGCCGTCTATACCCTTGAGGTACTTCTTAGCTGCTGCTCTCTGCACTCTATCTCTAAGAGATTTAAATTCTGGTTTATTATCAAAGAAATATTGTCTAGCTCTTTTACCATCTCCTGTATTTCCACCAACCACCTTGCCAAGTTTTTCATCTCCTGCTCCGTACATGAGGGCATAGATGAAAGTCTTTGCCTTATCTCTTGATTCAAGTCCTGCAAGTTTTTGATTAGAGGTGTGTATGTCTCCGTTAATGATTTCATTTATAAACTCCTTATCATCCATGTAATGTGCTAACATTCTTATCTCAAGACCACTAGCATCAATACCAACTAATTTATTTCCTTCGTCAACAATCCAACAAGCACGACACTCCTTACCGTATTCACTATTGATACTTGGAACTTGTGCCATGTTAGGATTTCTATGTGTCATTCTACCAGTAATAGTACCGTTAGGAATAACAAATCCGTGAACTCTACCGTCATCTTGTAATGCTTCTAACCAAGACTCTATCTGTGCAATTCTTTTTTGTAATAATAAAAACCTAGCTATAAGATTAGCCTCGTGAATGTGAGTTATTTGTGATAAAGTTTTCTCATCTACAATAGGTTGACCGGTAGGTGTAAATCTTTCTGGCTTCCAACCAAAGTCTGTTAGGTATTCACCAATCTGTTTACGACTACCAAGATTAAACTCTTGTAAAGTCTGTCTCATAAATGGTCTATAATCGGAAGTGTTTAAACACCTTTCATATTCATCATCAGTCAATCCTCTTTTAGAAAGAGTACCATCCTTCTTGACATAAGGCTTGACTAACTTATCGTCAACTAGACGAGGCTGAAATGTTTTATGCACTTCGTCTTCAATAGATTGCATCTGCTCTCTGAGTTCTGCTAATAATAAATTAGCACCCATCTCATCAAACTTAAATCCATTTACTTCTTGTTGTTTCATTATATCAGAAACAGAATGTTCTAAACAAACTGAGTCTTTGGAAAAACCTCTGGCTTCTTTTTTAAGTTCTTTGTAAACTAAAGTATTAAGTTGAACATCACGAACACAATAGTTCAACATGTCTGCTGAATAGTTTTGATAATCTTCAAACTCAATCTTTTTAAATCCTAATTTATATCCCCACTTTTCTAGTGAATGTCCACCTTCACGAGTAGGATTGAAGAGTCTTGATAAAACTAAAGTATCAAGAAGTTCTTTCTTAGTTAAGTCTACATCAAAAAACTTTTTAATCATTGGTATATCAAAGCCAACGATATTATGACCAATCAATCTATCTGCTGATTGTAAAAGTTTTACACCATCATCAAGTTTACTAGGTGGAAACTTAAATATTTCATTTGTGTCTACATCTTGAGCAACGATACACCAAACCTTAGTGGCTTTTAAATCGTCTGTCTCTATGTCAAATACTAAATCCATAATTAAAATCCGTGTTCGTCTTCGTCAACTTTAATGTCAGATATATCTACCTCTGATAGTCTACCACTATTTGAATCATAAAGCAAGTGTGTTGCCATACCAACATCGCCAGTGTATCTTGATTTAAGTACACGAACTTTTGTGGTACGAGACTCATCTCCATCGTCAGACTGTTGATTTCTTTCTAATGCTAAGACACAATCAGATAGTTGAGCAATACTCTGTGAACCTCTCAAGTGAGATAGGTTAACTTCGATACCGTTCTCGTGTCCTTTGTTACCATCAACTCTTCTCAAGTGTGAAACTAATATTATACCTGCACCAGTTTCTTCAACGATACTTCTAAGTCTAGTCATAATATTATCTATGGCTCTACGTTCATCGCCTTCTGATACTGCACTTACTAACATGTGTAAGTGGTCAACTACAACCCATTTACATTCACAACCGATAATCATAAATCTAAGTTTAGAAAATATCTCATCAATGTCATTCGTGCCAAAGTGAGCATGAACCCAAACTCTGTTCTTGTTCTCTCCATCATACAAGACATCAAAGAATTTATCAAGTTGTTCTGGTGTAAACTTCTCTCGTTCTTGGTCTATGTATAATCTAGCGTTAGCCTCGATAGAAATAATCCCATCAATAGTTCTTCGCCAATCTTCTTCAAGAGCAATCACACCGACATTATCTTTGGTGCTTTTGATTAGCCAGTGTTCTAGCTCTCTTGTTACAGAAGACTTACCAAGTCCTGTTCCACCAGTAAGCGTTACCAATTCACCTTGTCGTAATCCATACAACTTATCGTTCAATCCTTGCCAAGGATAAGGCACACTGTTTTTCTTTTCTCTGGTATGATACTTGTCTCTCTGTTCAGAAACATTTAAAACACCAGATGGTGTATAGGTTTTAGCTGACCACCATGCTTCAACAAACTCTTTGTGCTTGTTGTTACGGAGCATATCATTAGGGTCTTTAAAGCCATTAGGCAAGTTAAGTATCTTAGCTTTGCTAGGTTTAAACAGTCTAGCGACTTTTCTAGCTGCTTCCTTACCTGCCTTGTCATTATCAAATGCAATGATAACATTATCAAATCCTTCAAGAAATTCAAGACTATCTTTAACATCACGAACTGCACCTGCTGCACCTCGTTTAATAGAGACAACTGCCCACTTGCTACCTAATAATTCATAGGCAGCCATAGCATCACACTCGCCTTCAGTTAAAGTTATATACTTGCCACTCTTGAAAAGTTGTTGTCCAAACAAACCGGTATCATCTAACGAACCGTTCCAAAAGAATTGTTTATTAGGAACATTTCTTTCTTTAGTTGAAGCCAACTCATGTCCATTATAAAATGGATACATGTGCTTTACTACATTACCCTGTAAGTCATGGACAACTTTTACTCCATACTTCTGAGCAGTAGCTTGTGATATTTTTCTATCGGTCAATGCTGAAAAAGCACCGACTGATAAATCATCAGATTGTTTAAACGTATTATCTTTTTGTACTTCCATATTTTTTCCTTCGCAACTTTCTTTATAGTTAGGCATGAAGGTGTCGCAACTAAAACATTTAGCTGACCCATCTTCATTAACACCAACTGCATCACTACTGTTACAGATAGGACACGGTTGATGCACCTTATCCCAAGTGCTTGTCATATTAGCCCTCACTAATTATTATTTATCTTTAGTATCTTCTTCAATAATTTTTGCTTCAGATACTTCCTCTTTAGCAGGTTCAACCATAAGTGCTTCATCACAATCATCTAAAAGCTTTTCAAGATTAGCTCTATGTGTAGCACTTGCAAAGTTGATTGCCTCAACTAAAGTATCAAGAGTTCCCACTTTAGTAATGATAACTCTAGCCTCGCCTTGCTTGGCTTCATCAGCTATCTCGTTAACATTATAAACGTTTTCTCCATCATCTTTTTTAATAGTAATAATCATATTAAAACTCCTCGTTGTCTGCTGATTGTTCAGCGTACTCAACTAACTCTACAACTTTAACTGCAATCAATTCAGCAAAAGTTCCATAGTCATTCTTGTAAGGTTTAATTTTAACCTTAACTTTAGAGCCATTACCAACTGCAACATCCATAGGGTTGCCGTCATTATCAATTAGCTTTGGTGCTTCATTGATACGACCTGCAACTTCTACTTTTCTACTAAAAGAAAAAGCAGGTTTATCAAACTTAGGTTGCCCACTTCTATCTCTAACTTGAGAGATACCTTTTGCTTCTAAATCAGAAGCCGTACTGTCATCAGTCAAAACTGTAATGACATACTTATGAGGTTGAAACCTCGTGTTAGGTGTAGTGATGTGTGGATACATCGCCTCGCCTTCTACATACTCATACATATTTTTACTCCTATATATAAATTGTTTTTATTACTTTGCACATTATATCACAAGTAGATTTAAATTGCAAGTCTTTTTTCTTTTCGCTTTGCATTATTTTTTTGCCTAGTCATTTCGTTCTCTTCGGCAAACCACTCATTGATGATGTGTTCTTTTAAATCTTTAGTGGATAATCCAGTATCATTTTTAGTTATCCTTAAATGATTACTACCAACTACTAAGGTTGCATAGTTATGATACTTCTCATCAGCTAAAGTAAACTGATAGTCTGGAGCATTGTAATACATGACACTGTTTAAACGCTCTGCATACATGCCGTAATCTATTTGTTGTTTTTGTTTTTTCATATTACCTCTTTAAATTAGGTGATGGCAGTAGAAGTGTAGGTGGCTTTTTCTCCTACGTTCTTCTGCAGTACCAATCTTTCTACTACCATCTCACTCACCCAGCTTGACAAAACAATGCCGGCACAAGTGTTAAATTCTGTGAGGTTTTTTCCGAGACCTCAAACTCGCTTGTCTTTTTGCAAGACATATCAACATGGTTAGGAAGGTTTTGTTGAGGGCTACCATGTCAATTAAAAGATGTCATTGAAAGTGACAATCTCATTACCATACAATGTCACGAAGTAGTTGCCATTAGTTTTAGAAACTTCATAACAAACTTTATTCTCGTACCATTCCTCGTAGTTATCATAAACATAATCTACAAACCTTTTGTACTCGTCTTCAGTGACTTGTTTTGTTGTTGAATAAAATATATCTCTTTGTGCTTTCATAATTTAGTCCTACATTATACCATACTTTTAATTAAATTGCAAGTGCTTCTGCATAATCTTTATTCCACCACTTAGGTTTTGACCTGCCTTTCTCCCACTTGGCATAGTGCTTTTCGTTAATAACATATCTACGATAGGCAACGATAGGGTCTTCATGCTTGTATTCATCAGGCATAGCTTGTGCTAGTGGTGTCATTTCGCCCTGCTTTATATTTTTTGGATATTGCATTAAAGGTTTTTCCAACTTAACAAGACTTGCATGTTGTTTACCATAGCGAAAAGTATACTCCATACCTAGTGCTAGAAAGTGTGCATAAAGCCACGAATAATTTTGACTGGACTCTCTTGCCCAAATAGTACATGGATGATTTTTGTATGCAGTTTTGTAGAGTCCTACTTCATCTGCCCACTCATCACCATCCAGTTCTCTATGTGCCGTGCACAACATCTGTGCTGTTTCCAACGGCATCTTTACTAGCATCTTATCTGGCTGTGCTTCTGCCGAAGTTATCGGGTTGTGATTAAAATAAAATATGTTCATCCTTCCTCCTGTTTAAACGTTGTTATATTTATTACCATTTTTCTGTGTAATGAAACTTACCTGTTTCATAATCCCAACCATTAGTTTTCTTAAAAACTTTTTTACCCCATGCATCAATGTGTAGTTCTTCTCTACTTGGTGGATGTGAATGTGTCATTGGGTCATGGTCTTTGCCTACATACTTAAATGCTTTTGAGCCCTCTGAATATCCTCCTTGTCCTTCTAACTTGCATGGTGGTACATGGTCAAACTCACGTTGGCATTCGCAGTTATGTTCCACACTGTATCTGCCAATATCTAAATTAGTTCCATAGATATACTCGCCATTGGTCATCAGCATGTAAATCATTTCATGTACTTGTGCCATTACCAACCGCCATGCTCTGTGTCTGATTTCTTTTTTCTTCTAAAAGTTTTTTCAAA